AAGATTACAAGCGGCGAAATCATAGCGGGAAAATGGATAAAGAAAATATACGAAATCATTATAAACGGGCTGCAAAAGCAGGAATATTTTTTTAATGCAAAGGCTGCGAATAAGGCTATACGGTTCATAGAGAACTTTTGCCACCACAGCAAGGGGCGTAATGATTTAATTAAGCTGGAACTATGGCAGAAAGCCATAGTTTCTGTTATTTTTGGCATACAAGACGCAGAAAAAATACGTATTTTCCGTGAAATTTTTATTGTAATTGGCAGAAAAAACGGAAAGAGTTTATTTGCATCTGCGATCATTGCATATATGGCGTACTTAGAGCCGGAGTATGGACAAGAAATATATTGCTTAGCGCCGAAATTAGATCAAGCGGCGCTGGTATATGACGGATTTTATCAGATGGTACAGGCAGAGGACGAGTTAGCAGAGCTGGCAAAGAAGAGGCGCAGCGATATTTATATTGCAGAGAGCAACACGGTAATAAAGCCGATCGCTTTTAACGCCAAGAAGTCAGACGGATTTAACCCGCAGCTTGTGGTATGTGATGAAATGGCAGCATGGAGCGGGGACGCTGGACTAAAGCAGTATGAGGTTATGAAATCCGCTTTAGGCGCACGTACTCAACCTATGATATTGAGCATAAGCACTGCCGGATATATCAACGACAGTATTTATGATGAACTAATGAAACGTAGCACAAGTTTCTTGAAAGGAAACAGCAAAGAGCGCAGGCTATTACCATTCCTTTACGTGATTGATGATGTGGAGAAGTGGAACGACATAGACGAACTGAAAAAGGCTAACCCTAACATGGGCGTATCCGTAAAAGAAAGTTTCTTTATGGACGAGATAGCAGTAGCAGAGGGCAGCTTAAGTAAAAAAGCAGAGTTCCTTACAAAGTATTGCAATATCAAGCAGAACAGCTCTATTGCATGGTTGGAATATCAGACAGTAGAGAACGCCGGAGTAGAAAAGACCTTAGAGGACTTTAGGGACTGCTACGCAGTGGGCGGTATTGACTTAAGCCAGACAACGGACTTAACGGCAGCCAGCGTGGTTATTCAGAAAGACGGCACACTGTATGCGTTTACGCAGTTCTTTATGCCACGGGGCAGACTGGAATACTTACAGGCTACGGACGGCGTGCCGTATGACATATTTGTTAAAAATGGGCTGATAACCTTAAGCGGCGAGAATTACGTAGACTACCACGACGTTTACGGCTGGTTTACTATGTTGCTGGAAGATTACGGCATACGACCTTTAAAAATTGGCTACGACAGATACAGCGCCCAGTACCTTATTACCGATATGGCAAATTATGGTTTTCACATGGACGACGTTTACCAAGGCGAAAACCTTACACCAGTTATACGGGAGTTTGAGGGCATCATAAAAGACGGCGATTTTAAGATCGCCGACAACAATTTACTAAAGACACATTTCTTAAATGTTGCGCTTAAGCACAACATGGAAACAAGAAAATTCAGACCTATAAAAATCGAGCAGCGGGCGCATATCGACGGCTTTGTATCTGTCATAGATGCAATGACCGTGCGGCAGAAATACTGGGAAGAGTGCGGCGAGCTGCTTAAAAATGCCGCATAGAAAGGAGAGTAAACGGCATGAAATTTTTAGATTATCTTTTTCATGGTAAAGAGCTGCGATATATCGACAGCTATTTTAAAATGCTGAACGGATACAGCCCGACGTTTACCAGTTATAATGGCGGCGTATATGAAATGGATTTAACCAGAACGGCAGTAAACAGCTTTGCTACACATTGCAGTAAACTTAAGCCGGAGATTGAGGGCAGCGCCCTTAAGTCACTGGAAAAGACACTACAGCATAAGCCCAACTATTTTATGGACACAACAAAATTTATTAAGCGTCTGGCAACGTATGTAGCGGTGGAACACACCGCTTTTATCATACCTACCGAGGACGAGTACGGGCGGCTTTGTGGCTGGTATCCATTGAGGGCGCAACGCTGCGAAGTCGTAGAGGCAGCAGGGCAGGTGTATTTACGGTATCTGTTTGCAAATGGCGAGCATGGAGCTATAGAGTTTGAACGTGTAGGCATTATGACAGATTTTGAATACACAGACGACCTTTTTGGAGAGGACAACAGAACGCTTAAGCCAACAATGCAGCTGATACACACGCAAAACGAGGGAATTATAAACGCTGTCAAAAATTCTGCAAATATCCGCTTTCTGGCAAAAGTGGCAAATATATTGAAACCAGAGGACATAAAGAAAGAGCGACAGCGTTTTACCGAGGATAACTTAAGCGCCGACAACGATAGCGGCATGATAATTTATGATAACAAGTTTAGTGAGCTGAAACAGGTAGAGAGCAAACCATACACGCCAAACGCATTGCAGATGCAGAATATACAGGAAAATGTATGCACGCATTTTGGTACAAACATGGATATTTTACAAAATAAATTTGATGAAAATACGTGGAATGCTTACTACGAGGGGAAAATAGAACCGTTTGCAATACAGCTATCGCTTGTTATGACAAATATGAGTTTTACCGAGAGAGAAAGAGCTTGCGGTAATGCTATTTTCTTTTCAGCAAACCGCCTGCAATATGCCAGCAACGCAACAAAGCTAAGCGTAAGCACACAGCTTTTTGACCGTGCATTACTAAACAGAAACGGTGTTATGGATATATGGAACATGGCACACGTTGAGGACGGGGAAAAGTATTATATCCGAAAAGAGTACACAGAGGTAAGCGAACTGCAAAACAGTAATGGAAAGCCACAGATAATTATACAGCAAGCGCCCATAGCAACAGGGCAGCAGGCAGAGCCACAGCAGACACCGCCAGCGACAGCAGGCGAACCAGCAGGCGGGCTGGGAGAGAAAGAGGGTGTAAATAATGCCGATTAAGAAAGAGCGGGAATATAGGGCGCTGGCAGCGCCATTGACAGCGCAGAGTGCAACAAAATTGATACAGACGGAGTATTACGTAGAGGGTTACGCCACTACGTTTGATACGCCGTATTTGCTGTATGAATTTGAGGACGGCACAAAGATTTACGAAAGAATAGATGCACACGCTGTAGACGGTGCAGACATGAGCGACGTTATCATGCAGTACGACCATGAGGGCAGGGTATTTGCCAGACAGTCAAATAAGACGCTGATTTTACAGCCGGACTATAAAGGGCTTAAGGTGGCGGCTGATTTAGGCAAGACAGATTTAGCCCGTGGGCTATACCAAGACATAGAGGCAGGCATGATAAATAAAATGTCATGGGCTTTTAGCGTAGCAGAGGAAAGATACGACAGAGAAACACACACAAGGACGATTTTGAAAATCAAGAAAGTTTATGATGTGTCAGCCGTGAGCATTCCAGCAAACGGCGATACTGAAATAAGCGCCCGTGCTTTTGCGAGTAGGAGTTACGAGCAGGAGAGGCAGGAGCTGCTTAAGAGGCGGGCAGCAATACTAAAGATTAGAGCGAGCTTATAAAATTCAAAACCAGAAAGGAAACATAACAATGAGATTAAAAGAAATCGAGGAAAGATTAGCACAGATCAAGGCAGAGCTTACCACAAGAGCGGCAGAGCTGAAAGAAGAGGAAATTACAGCACTTGAAAAAGAAGTAACTGCATTACAGGAAGAAAGAGCGGCGATTACAGCGGCAGCAGAAAAGCGCAGCGCCTTACTTGCAAGAATTGCAGCAGGCGAGAACGTAGACGACGGAAACGGCGGCGAGGGACAGCAGAGAGTGCTTAGAAATTTCAAGGGCGCAGCAGGAGAGGGCGACAACGACGACAAGTACGGCAGTATGGAATACCGAAAAGCATTTATGAAATACGTGTGCAGAGGCGAGGCACTGCCGAAAGAGTACAGAGCAGATGCAGTAAGCAAAAGCACGGACGTAGGCGCAGTTATTCCTACCACAGTGCTTAACCAGATTGTAGAGAAACTGGAAAGTACAGGAATGATTTTAGCCCTTGTAACCAGAACTGCATACAAGGGCGGCGTTTCTATCCCCGTATCTACTGTAAAGCCTACTGCAACATGGGTAAATGAGGGAGCAGGCAGCGACAAGCAGAAAAAGAATATTGCAAAAGACGGCATGATTACTTTTGCATACCATAAGCTGCGCTGCGCAGTAGCCGTATCTCTGGAAGTAGATACAATGGCAATCAGCGCTTTTGAAACACTGCTTATTAACAATATTGTTGAGGCAATGACAAAAGCGTTAGAGCAGGCAATCATTGACGGAAACGGAACAGGAAAACCGAAAGGAATTTTAGCAGAGACACCAGCCGACGGGCAGACAATCGAGAGCGCCGCACCGTCTTACAGCGATTTGATTAAGGCAGAGGGTGCTTTACCTATGGCTTATGAAAATGGCGCTGTGTGGTGCATGAGTAAAAAGACCTTTATGGAGTATGTAGGCATGACCGATAAGAACGGGCAGCCTATCGCAAAAGTGAACTATGGAACATCTGGAAAGCCGGAGAGAACGCTTTTAGGCAGAACAGTTGTACTTTGCGATTACGTAGCAAGCTACAGCGCAGCACTTGCGAAAGATACAATTTTTGCTTTCCTTTTCAATTTTAAGGACTACGTGCTTAATACAAACTACTCTATGGGCGTAAAGAAGTATGAGGACAACGACACAGACGACCAGATTACAAAGGGCATTATGCTTGTAGACGGCAAGGTAGTAGATAAAAACAGCCTTGTAGTTGTAAAGAAAATCGAGGCAGTGTAATTAACAAGGCAGCTGGTACATAAACACTGGCTGCCAGAAAGTGAGGTAAACCATGAAAGGGTATTTAGACGCTAAAGAACTGGAAAGCTACAAGAAAGAAGATTTGCAGGAGCTGGCAAAGCAACTGGGCGTAGATGCAGAGGGTACAAAGAAAGAAATTGCTACACGCTGCGCAGCGGTTGAGGTAGACATACCGGACGAAAGCGAGCTTACAGAAGAGGATAAAAGAGCAGCGGAAGAGGCGGCAGCAGAGGCAGCAGTGAAAACCGAAGAGGAAGAGGCAACCACGGAGCTTGTAAAAGTAAAAGCACAGCGCCGTTTTCTTGACAAGGAATTAAACCAGATTAAGGATACTGGGGACGAATACGCAGTAAGCAGAGAACGTGCAGCAGTTCTGGAAGAGGCAGGAGCAGCAGTAGTAATAGAAGAGTAAGAAAGAGGGTGCAGGCTATGGCAGCAGATGCCACAACATTAACAGAGAAGATGCGGGCGGCGCTGCGTATCAGCAGCACCAGTGAGAAAATCACAGAGGAAATAAACGACTGTATAGCCGCCTGCAAAGCTGATATGAAAAATGACGGCGTAAAAGTGATAAAAGAGACAGACGGGTTGATTATCAGAGCAATTACACTGTATTGCAAGGCAGAGTTTGGTTTTAACAATGCTGCGGAACAATTCAGAAAATCATACGACGCACTTAAAATGCGCTTATCTTTATCAGCAGAATACAACACAGCGCCGCAAGTGTCCGAAACGGACACCAACAGCACAGAAAGTGGGGTGTAAAGCGGTGGAGTGGCTGGACGAATTAACACTTATTGCAGAAACAACAGCAGAAAACAGGGTAAATAAAAACGGCTTTGCAGTAAAGCCGGAAGAAAGCACCCGCACTGTATTCTGTAACAAAAAATCAGTAGGATACAGCGAATATTTTAAGAGCCAGCAGACAGGAAAACTGGTAGAGGCAAAGTACGAGGTACACAAGGCAGATTATGGCGGCGAGGACGTAGTAGAAGTAAACGGGCGGCGCTATTTTGTACTTAAGACCTACGATACAGGAACAGACACCATAGAGCTTACGCTTACAGATTTACGCCACAGAAACGAGGTGTAAGCATGGGAGAGTTTAACACAGTCGGGCTGGAAGATATTATAGACGCTTTCAGCCGGAGAGAGGCGGCTACAGTTGAGGCAGTCCCCAAAATGCTTAAAGCTGGTGCTGATGTGCTGATAGAGGCACAGAGAGCAGAGGCACAGGCAATGGGACTGAATGAAACGGGCGGTTTTATCAATTCCATAAAAGCTACGGACGTAAAGGGCGACGATACGGAGAAATACGTAGAGATATACCCACAGGGACGGGCAAAGCATGGAAACGACAGAAAAGGAGATAAAAGCAAGGTGCGCTATGCAACAATCGGCTTTGCGGCAGAGTACGGCACAAGCAGCCACGCTGCACGCCCTTATATGACAGTGGCAAACGAAAAGGCGCACGAAAAGGTAGTAGAGGCACAGCGCAGTATATGGGAGAGTGAAACAGGCGAATGAGTATACAGGAGATTTTAGAAAGCGCAGGGTTGCCAGCCCAGAGAGGCGTTTACACTGGACGGGATAAGCCAGACGCATATTATACGTTTCTGCGGCTGCTGGGTACGCCTGCGGTAAATGCAGACGACGAAGAGAAAGAGCGCAGGGAAATGTATAGAGTTACGCTTTTCCATAAGGGCGATTTTGAGGCGCAGCTTGATAAGACAAAAGAGGTATTGAAAGCAGCAGGCGTTTATATTAACAGCATAGACGCAGAAAGCTACGAAACAGAAACGGGGTACTGGTTAGTACCTATCACAGTCGAGATTTTGAAAGAGGAGTGATTAAACAATGACACTGGGACTGAAAGATTTATATTACGCCGTATGCACAGAGGCAGACGGAGCAGAGAGCTACGGGACACCTAAGAAAATGGCAGAGGCAATGAGCGCCGATTTGTCCGTAAAGACAGCAGACGGCAGTTTGTATGCAGACGATACATTAAGCGAGAGCGTTACGGAGTTTGCAAGCGGAACACTTAAGCTGGGAATTAAAGATCTTACGCCGGAAGTGCTGGCAGAGCTGCTGGGGCAGGCAGTAGATAAGAATAGCGTAGTATGGGCGGGAAAAGAGGACGAGCCGCCGTACGTTGCTGTAGGGTTCAGAGCTAAGAAAACGGGCGGTAAATACCGTTACGTATGGCTGCTTAAAGCAAAATTTAAAGTGCCGTCTGAAAAGTACGAAACAAAGGGCGAGAGCATCAAGTTTAACACGCCGGATATTGAGGCATCTTTTACAACGAGAAAGAAAGATAATTTGTGGAAAGCTGATTTTGTGGGAACAGAGGAAAGCGCAGCGGCTAAGACGTGGTTTACAGCAGTGCCGGAAAAGGCAGCAGCAATGGAAAGTGTATAAAACAGGAAAGGAGAGAGGCGTAGCATGGGCTGCGCCTTAATTTTATATCATGGGAGCATTAAAGAGCGGGGCTTTTCCCGTAGAGCTGAACGGCAAAGAATATGGTTTACTTTTTTCACTGAACGCATTAGACGAAGTACAGGAAAAGTTTGGGGGCTACGACAAATTAAGTGAGGTATTCAATAAAGATAACCCAAACCTTTTTAAAGATACAAGGTGGTTACTTACGCTGCTTATTAACGAGGCACTTTTAGCAGAGGACGAAAACGCACAGCTACTGGAAGAGAAGAGGGTAGGCAGACTGATACACGCAGGAAATTTGCAGGAAGTACAGAACGCTATTTTTAAATCGTTCTACAGAGGAACTGCGGGAGACAACAGCGACACAGAGAACGAAAACGACGGAGAAGAAACAACAGAAGAGGGAAACAGGGAAGCCGTGCAGGAAAATTAGATACTGCACGGCTTTTGTATATTGCAGTAGTGCTTTTGAGATACAGGGAACGTGAGGCGTGGAGAAAAACACCATACCAGATAACGACACTGTTTAAATATCACAAGGAATATAACCCGCACATTTTCCGACAGGAACAGGCGGGAACACCAGCAGCTACAGAAAACATGGACGATATAGACATAGCGTTAGGGGGCTTTTAATTATGGCAGATAAGACGCAGAACGTCAAAACAAGGTTAAGTTTTGACGGAGAGGCAGAGTATAAAGCAGCCTGCAAGGAAATTAACAGCACCCTTAAAGTGCTTAATTCTGAAATGAAACTTGTAACGGCTGAATATAAGGACAATGCAAGCAGCGTAGATGCGCTGAAAGCAAAGCAGACGGTACTACAGAAAACATACGACGAGCAGGCAAAAAAGGTAAAAGAAACCGAGGCGGCTTTAGAAAAATGTCGCAAGGCAACAGGAGACAATAGCGAAGAAAGTAAAAAACTTGAAACCCAGTTAAATTACCAGAAAGCAGCGCTTGTAAAGACAGAGCAGGAATTAGGCAAAACGACTGACGAAATGGAAAAAGCAGAAAAAGCCGCTGACGAAATGGGAAAGGAAATAAAAGACAGCGGGGAACAGGCAGACGACGCAAAGGGGAAATATTCTGGATTTACAAGCGTGCTAAGTGGAATGGGTACAGCGCTTAAAGCAGCAGCAGCGGCGACGGCGGCAGCAGTTGCGGGAGCGGCAACAGCCATAGGAGCGCTTACCACAAAAGCGATAGAGGGATACGCAGCACAGGAACAGCTTGTAGGCGGTGTAGAAACTCTTTTTAAAACGTCGTCTGATACGGTTGTTGGTTATGCAAACGACGCATATAAAACAGCCGGAATGTCTGCAAATGAGTACATGGAAACAGTTACCAGCTTTTCAGCGTCGCTGCTTGCCAGTATGAATAATGACACGGCAGCGGCAGCAGAAAAGGCAAACGTGGCAATTACGGATATGTCAGACAATGCAAATAAAATGGGTACTGATATATCGCTTATACAGAACGCCTATAACGGTTTTGCAAAGCAGAATTATACCATGCTGGATAACTTAAAACTGGGATATGGCGGTACAAAAGAGGAAATGCAGCGACTGCTTGATGATGCAAGCAAGCTATCCGGCATTAAGTATGATATTTCATCATATTCAGACGTTGTAGACGCTATTCACGTCGTACAGACGGAAATGGGCATAACAGGGACAACGGCAAAAGAGGCAAGTACAACAATAGAGGGTTCGGTTAGTTCTATGAGTTCAGCGTGGGACAACTGGGTAGCTGGAATGGCAGACAGCGAGGCGAATTTCTCACAGCTTACAAGCAATCTGGTAGACAGTATTGTAACAGTGGTAGGGAATATAGCACCGAGGGTAATAGAAACAGTGCCGAGGCTGGTAAGCGGACTGGGAGAAATCGTAGAGCAGCTTGCAACGTATATACCACAGGTTATACAGGAGTTATTACCGCCTTTAATGAGCGGCGTACAGGACTTGCTTAATACGCTGGTTGGAATGCTGCCGGAAATGATAAGCATAATCGGGCAGATTATACCGACAATCATAGATACGCTGCTTACTATATTACCGCAGCTTTTAGAGGCAGGCGTACAGATTATTACGGAATTGGCGCAAGGTATCGCACAAGCGTTACCTACATTGCTGCCAACAATCGTAACGGTGGTTACGAACATTGTAACCATGCTGATAGAAAATATACCGTTGCTGATTACAGCAGCATTACAGCTGCTTACGGGGCTGGCACAGGGACTGGTAGCAGCGCTGCCCGTACTGATTGAGGCACTGCCGGAAATCATAACGGCTATCATAAATGCACTGGTTGAGGGCATACCGCTTATTATCGAAAGTGCGGGCGATATTATAGTTGCATTGATCGACGGCATCATAGATGCAATACCGCTTTTAATCGCAGCCATACCGCAGATTATAGCAGCCATTGTAACAGGACTGATTACGGGGCTGCCTAAGATTTTGACGGCGGCAAGCAAGCTGGTAACGACAATAATAAATAAAATAAAAGAGCTATCTACTCTGATACCGCAGGCAATCGCTGCGGGCGTTGAGAAAATAGCAGAGTGGGGCGCAAATATGCAGGAAAAAGGCGGCACAGTTATAACAGATTTTGTAACGAAAGTTATAGATATTGTTAAGGAGCTGCCGCAGAAAATCTGGAACAGTATAGTAAGCGCAGTTACCAGAGTGGCTACATGGGGCGCAAATATGCAGACCAAAGCCAAAGAAGTAATGAACACCATGCTTACGAACATTGTAACGATCGTGAAAGAAACGCCTGCTAAAATCTGGAACAGCATAGTAGGAGCGGTTACCAAAGTGGCTACGTGGGGCGCAAATATGCAGACCAAAGCCAAAGAAGTAATGAACACCATGCTTACGAACATTGTAACGATCGTGAAAGAAACGCCTGCTAAAATCTGGAACAGCATAGTAGGAGCAGTTACCAAAGTGGCTACGTGGGGCGCAAATATGATTACGAAAGCCAAAGAGGTAATGAACACAATGGTAACAGGCATTGTTACTATCGTAAAAGAAGTACCGCAGAAAATCTGGAACAGCATAGTAGGAGCAGTTACCAAAGTGGCTACGTGGGGCGCAAATATGATTACGAAAGCCAAAGAGGTAATGAACACAATGGTAACGGGCATTGTTACGATTGTTAAGGAAATACCGCAAAAGATTTATAACAGCATTTCTGGTGCAATTTCCAAAGTGGCTACATGGGGTACAGAAGTAAAGAACAAAGCCGTAGAGGGCATGAAAAATGTAATTACTGGAATAACAGGCGTATTTAAGGACATTGGCAGCACGTTTGCAGGGTTCGGTAAAAACATGGTAGAGGGCATCTGGAACGGCATAAACGGAGCTACGCAGTGGATAAAGGACAAAATAAGCGGCTGGGTAGGCAATGTTACCGACTTCCTTAAGGATTTATTTGGAATTGCCAGCCCGTCTAAGCTGATGCGTGACGAGATCGGCGTATATCTGGCGCAGGGTATCGGCGTTGGTTTTTCTGATGAAATCGGCGGCGTTAAGAAAATGATTGAGGACAGCGTACCGCAGGAGTTCGACGTAGACGCAAAGGTAAATGTAGGAAAAGACTTTACATACGATTACGACGACAAAAAGCCAAAGCCAAGAGGTGGCGGCAGCGCAGCGGGTGGCGTAGTCGTTAATCAGTACATTTATGCGAATACCACGGACTATGCAAAGCAGCAGAAAGAGGCAGCCCGACAGTTCAGAATGATAGCAAGGACGGTGTAACACATGGAAAATGAAAAACTGACTTACATAAATTCAAGGGGCGAGCGGTTAGAGCTGGGAGTAGATAGCGTATACCATTGCAATATAAGTAAAGACGTAGAGGGCATTTCCGGCGTTACGAGCGTCATTTACAGCACAAACAGTATGGGGCAGCACGGCGACACTTACGTAGGACAGCGTATCGAGGCGAGGGACATAGACGTAGTGGGGCATATCAACACACGGGACAAGGCGCAGGCATTGGAACTGCGCCGCCGTATGCTTAAGATATTTAACCCAGAGCTTAGCGCTACGCTGGTATATGAGTACGGCGGCTTTAAGCGTGTGATTGATTGCAGGGCGTATGGAGAGCCTAAGATACTAAAGAAAGAGGTACTTTATGAGTTTGATTTACAAATAGAGTGCCTTAACCCGTTCTGGCGGGAAGAGGAAGAAACAAAAGAGGATATAGCAAGCTGGGTGGCTGCGTGGCATTTTCCTTGCGTTATCGAAAAGGACAGCACAAAGAGCATGATATACGGATACCGAGCGGAAAGCGTAATAGTGGACTGCTACAACGAGGGCGACGTATCAACAGGAATGAGGATAAGGTTTACAGCACTGGGGACAGTTTCAAATCCGATACTGCTTAATGTGGATACAGAGGAATTTATACAGATTAACGCCACTATGAAAACGGGCGACGTGATAGAGATTAACACGAAGTACGGCAGCAAGGGCGCTAAACTGATAAGGGACGGCGTAGAAACCGACTATTTCCGCTACATTGATGTAGACAGTACATTTATGCAGCTTGCCATAGGCGACAATATGTTTAGGTATGATGCAGCCAGCGGCGTAAATTCTCTGGAAGTATCCATATTCTACAGCAAGGAATTTTTAGGAGTGTGACGGTATGGAGCTTAGAGTATTCGATAAAACAGTACAGCCACTGGGAGCTATAGACGAGCTGGCAAGCCTGCTATGGCATACAAAGTATTTTGACGTAGGAACTTTTAGCCTGCTTGCGCCGATTACGGACAATAACAGCCGTTTGCTGGTAGAGGGTAACTTAATAACCAAGCACGACGGAAAAAAGGAAGTAAAGACCGCCGACGGCGGCGTATGGCGCAGGGCAGCGCAGATAACCTACGTACACATTACCAAAGACGAGAACGGCTTAGAGCAGTTAGAGGCACAAGGCTATATGCTTAGCTGGTGGCTTAATAAGCGCTGCATTTATCCGCAGATTGTGGCGACAGGTACAAACCAGTATCTTATAAACCTTATGGTAAAGAACAACTGCGGCAGCGCAGCAGGAACAAAGCGGCGTTTTCCATTGCTTACATTTCTGGCGCAGGAAACCATAGACGGCGTGGCGGTTGAATATGCAAACGAGGTATACGCACAACTGGGACAGGAAGTAAAGGCAAGGGCGCAGGCTGGAAAGCTGGGCTATGACA